CTACTTCCTCAAGAACGGGCTCAGTAACACGAACGCGCAGGTGAAGTCCGGACAGGGCACACTCGGCGGATGGTATATCTACAATCCGAACTCGTCGGTCGCCTACGTGCAGATTTTTGATACGGCGACCGGGTCCATCACAGTCGGCACGACGGTGCCGAAACTCTCGATTGGGATTCCGGCGACTTCGGCGGCGAATCTCGAACTCACGCTCGGCATTCAATTCGGCACCGCGATATGTGTCGCCGCGACGACCGCCGCGACGAACGCCACCGCGCCATCCACGGCCGTCGATTGCAACTTCTGGTTCAAATAAATGCCCAACGTCGCCGTTCTCGAAGCTCTCACGCGCGTCGATAGCATGACCATGGTCGCCACGGGCGTCGTGACCGATCAGGTCAGCGTCAAAGCGCCCTTCCGCGAATCCTTCTCCGGCGCCGTGACCGACGCCATCATTACCGCTCGGTTGCGGTCAGTGGCCGCGAGTCTGACAGCGCAAGCGGGGATCACGCTGCCGATCGGACAGGCGATTGACTTGACCGCGCCGCCCGATCCGGTTCCCACGCCGCAGCAGGTGTTTCTGCAGGCCTATCAGCAACTCCAATCCGGCCAGCGCAAGATTACCGCGGGACTCCTCGCGGCCGATGACAAGGACGTGGCGAACCTGCTGGCGACCGCGAAGGCGGCCTACGATCCGGCGTTTGTGGGGATCGGGTAATGGCGCTGCTCTCCCATACGTCCTTCGCCGGTGCGAGCACGCCCTCGGGGGCGATCAGCACGACGAATGCGAAATTCCTCATCGCGTCGTTTGCGAGCGCCTCATCCGGAGACGTCATCACCGACAGCGCCGGCAATACCTGGACTCCGCTCACCGCCCAGACGGGCGCCTTCGGGTCGGCGGAGCGGTTCTTCTACGTCATCAACCCGACGACCTCCGCGACGCACACGTTCCAATCGAGCGGCTCGGTCCCCTCGGCCTGTATCGCCGCGTTTGACGACGTCGTCACGTTCGACCAGGAGACGGGCACCAGCAACAACACTTCGCCCGCCCAAGGCGGCGCGCTCACCCCGGCGAGCGCGACCAATCTCATGTTCAGCGGGATTGGCGGCGGGACGGTCGGGCCCTCGATCGACTCGGGCTACACGATCACGGACCATCAGGATATCGCTGGCGGGGTCAATTTCTCCAGCGCCTTGGCCTACCTCTCGCAAGTCGCGGCGACCGCGCAGAATCCCTCGTGGACGTTTTCAGTCTCGGCCACGAGCGGCGTCTATAACGCCGTCTTCAGCGTGGGCGGCGGGGGCGGTCCCACCGTCAAGAAGCTGGCCGCACTCGGAGTCGGCTAACATGCGCCATCAGGAGTCGTTATGAGTCTCGCCACCTACAAAATCCTATCGATGCTGGCCGCCCTGCCGATTCTGGGGATGCTCATGCGCCCGTGGATGCGCGGTGTGGAAGCGCCTCCGGAGAAATCCGGCGGAGGACGCAAAATGCCCACCAAACTAGCTGAAGGCGAGGACCGCTCAGGATTGGTCGTCCAGACGACGCCGCCGCCGACCGCCTTGGCCTTGGCCGAAGCGCAGGCGCTGGACGAATTCGATCTGGCGCTCATCAAGGCGTTTGACGAGTGCGGGCTGCCGCTGCACAAGTTCTCGCGGGACTTCGACATCGCGCAGACGGGCAAACTCAACGATGTGATTCACCATGCCGCCCGCTACCGGGGCCTGCCGCATCCGATGCGGACGGTCAGCGACGTGCGGCAGATGCTGAAGGGACTGTGACCCGTGGCTGACGGCCCGCTGACTAATCTGGCGAATCTCTACTGCCGCACCGATGCGAACGGCTACCTCATCGTCAATGTGGCGGTGGGAGGCGGCGGCATCGGCACAGGCGCGATCGGAGACGTGGCGGTCTATAACTCTACGACCACGATTGCGCCGGGGACGACGGGCGTCTTCACCTGGAGTGGTGGCCTATTAGATCTGACCGGCAATGGGAGCGCCAATAATGGACTCAAGGCCGACCATGTGACGCTGGTCGGGAACTCCTATATCCAGTTTGGCGGCTCCAACCAGATCCAGCTCCAAGGGTCCACCACCGTCGGCACGCAGAACTTGACGCTGCCGGTGATCCGTCAGGCCGAAACCGTCGCGATCAAGCCACAGCAGTCGCTCACCAGTTCGGCCACGCCGGCGCTGACGGCCACGACGGCCTCTTTTGTCATGCTCGGACTGGCGGCGCCGATTACCCCACAGGTCACGGGCCGGATTCTCTGCCTCATCACGGCCGTCGCCCTCAACAGCATCCTGGCCGATGGGCTCAATGCGAAAGTGGCCTTCGGCACCGGCACGGCTCCGGTCAATGGGGCCGCGGCCAGTGGCACCGTCGTGGGTGGCACGAAACATTTTGTCGCCTCGACCGCGGCCGGCCAGCAGGGACTCTCGTGGTCGATTATCGCCACCGGCCTGACGCTCGGCACGGCGGCCTGGTTTGATCTTCAGTTTCAGGCCGTGACGGGCGGCAACGCCACGCTCAAAGATGTCGATGTTACCCTCGTGGAGATTTAACCGATGCCACTCACTGCTGAGCAAGTCTTTAAAGATCATCTGGGCCAGCTCCACATGGAGATGGTCCGGTTGCAACTTGTCAACTCGGAATTGGCCGACGAACTCACGAAGGCCAAGGCGCTTTTGTCACAGATGACGCCTCCGGTCGCTGAGATTCCGCCCGTGGAGAGTTAGCCATGCCCTACAAATCCAAGGCCCAACAGGGCTACATGCACGCCCACGAGGGCGAAGGTTCGATCACTCCGGCCGTCGTGCAGGAGTTCGATGACGCGAGTAAGGGCGTGACTGATCTGCCTGAGCACGTCTCAGACGGTCCCGGGGCGACTCATCACGGCCAGCTCGCGACCCATCACGCCGTCTTGGCGAAGCATTACACCGGCAAGGCTGGGCACGAGAAGGAAACTGGCATGGTCGCCCATCTGAAGAACATCGCGACGATGCACAAGAACATCGGCGCGGCCCATGCCCAACTCGCGCAGGCGGAAGCCTCGACCAAGCCGGACCCCAAGCGCCAACTCATCATTCGGACGCAGACGGCCGCGGCCAAACGGGGGCTGATGAAGACGAAGCAGCCCACGGGCCCGACCGCGGCTGGACCACGCGATTGATTCACTCGAGGAGACAAAACCATGAAGCATCAATCCGAGCACGACGCCCACGTGGCGGCCGTCACCGCCAGGATCGCCGCGATTCCGGCCTCAGACCACCGCGGCCGGTTCCTCGCGGCCGCCGCGCCCATCATCGACAAGGGCCTAGAGATTCTGGACGACCCGACACTCGACCCGTCCGACAAGGTCGAGCTGGTCAGAGAGGCGCTGAACGAACTGCGGCACAAGGGTCTGCACCAGATTGCGGATCAGATTTTCTGAGGCATGGCTCGGGACGACCGGACCTCCGTGCGCTTGTTTATCTGGCTCCGCACGGGCGAAGTGATTGAGCAGGCGTGCTTCAAGCATCAGGTGGCGAAGACGACGCGCCGGCTGATGGCCCGTGGCTGTTACGCGCGGGTGTGGTCGACGGATCACACGCGCGAATCGCTCAGTCGCGTGGACCGTATTGAGTGGACGACATGACAGGAACGACAGCGCCGCCTTTTGCGGTAGGATTTCGGTTAAATTATGGCCACTCATGGACGTAGCGCCGATCCTCACCGCGTTGGACAAATACGGCGCGCTGTTCGTGTTGGCCGCCCTATTGGCTTCGGGGTGGCTGATTCCGAAGAGCGTGTATTTACGGGAAGTGGTGCGCGCCGACACGTACGAGAAGCTGGCCCAGAACGCGCTGGAGACGATGGCACGCTTGGTGAATCCGCCCAAGCCGTGAAGTGGACGATCTCGGCCTTCTGGGATTATCTGGCCGCCAAGTGGAATCCTGGCTACGTTGTGAGCATGGCGAAGGCGCGTGAACTCGAGACGAAAGTCGCCGCCTGTCGCGACGTGGTGGAAACCGCGATTACTCGCGCACAGGCACGGCCGGTCGTGGATCGTCACGATCCGTCGTGACCGGATGACGCCGCACCACGATCACCTTCTGCTCCCAGTCCTCGCAGACGTAATCGCGTCCGACCATCGCGCTTATGTGACTTTCTTCCATCGACGCCGTTGGCCTGCATTTGCGCACAAACGGCACCTTCTTTTCCCTGATTGGCAAGTCGCATTTACTCCTGGAAGGTTCAGGTTATGCAGGCCATTTCTGCATAAGCCATCTAATCGAACCCACGGATGTCGCCCTTTACGGTTCATATCGTCGGTGTTGTCTTTCGCCATTCCCAAGAACAAATGAGAGGGATTCACGCATGCGCGCACATCGCACTTATGGAGCACCCACAGGCCATCAGGAATGGGCCCGTGAGTTAACTCCCATGCCACGCGATGAGCCGATGCCACGCGACGAGGATTACAGACGCCGATCTTTCCGTATCCCTTGTTGCTGAGTGTCGCGGTCCAAAGCCAACACGTTTCTGTTTTGAGGACTTTTGGCCAGAATAGATCTTGAAGTGGAGTAGGCTTAATGCCGGGCCGCATGTTGGCATCCTTCCGAGATGCGAACGTCTGCCAAGGGCGCGGCGCGATTCCCCATGAATCGGTCGCGTCCGTTTATTTTACCTTGATTTCAGCCGCCTGTTGCCGCTTCAGCCACATGGATGTGGCTTCAGACATGACGACTCTTGCGGACCATTCTGGGCAGCTATCATCCACTTGGGCTTTAGTGAGATGAAGCCAGCAGACCCCATGAAAGGTTGAGCGGTGCTTGAAATGCAGGCAGTCACCGCACGTCGGCATCAGCCCTTCAACGCTTCCCGCGCCACATCTCGCATCGCCTGCACATCCGCGAGCTTCACTTTCGGCCCGAACGTGTCGCCGGGCGGCGCGGGGAAGCTCGGGATGGGCCTCTGGGCAATCTCGGTCAGCGCGTCATGGTAGCGGGCGGCGCGGCGGGCCAGATCGGTCTGGTCGTCGGCGGCGTCGTTCGTGGCTGGCTTGGCGAGGCGGAATTGGTCTGGATGCACCGGTTACGCCCCCGTGTTCGGCGGGAAGAAGCCGTGGTCTTTCAGCCATTTCTGATTGCCGGTGATTTGCGCTTCGATCTCGCCGGCCACTTCCGCCGCCGACTTGCTGCCGTTCAACAGCGACAGCACCTTCTCGGCCAAGGCGATGGCGAGTTCGATTTCCTGCGGGGTGATGTCAGCCATTAGGTGATGTCCATTTCTTCGATGATTTCAATGACGCGAGATTCGAGCAGTTCAGCGGTCCCGCCGCATGTGGGACATTCGACCTTGGCGGGCTCGCGGCCGTCTGTAAAGACGATCGATCCGTTGGTGCATTCGCTGCACTTACGGTAAGTCGCCGTGTTCGTGACCCGTCTCACAGCGCCCCGATCGCGGCCGTCACCGCCGCCAGCGCCACGCGCAAGGTCGTCCCGGCGTTGGGATGCTTCGCCTGAATGTCATCGACGGCCGCGGACCAGCCCGTCTTGAGCGCCACTTTCCAACCGCTAGCCGATGCTTGGATGACGACCAACCCCTGATTCGCGTATTGCAGCACCGCGCCGGTATCAGCCGTGGACAGCAGCGGCTTGCCGTTGGCGTCGAGTGTGCTATTGGCGAGGATGGCCGCCTGCGATAGCCCAATCAAGGCTTCAGCCGCGGCCTGCTTTTCATTGCACGCCGATACGATCGACAGCGCCAGCACGAGCGCGACAGCGGACACGGCACGGGAGCGAAGCAGTCTCACCATCAGGGCCTCCTATGAAAAACGAATTGGCGCGGGCGAGGCTTGATACTCGCTGGCGGCCTGCAATCGCAGTCCTACCGGGAGCTACCCGGCTTTGACCCACCACATGTGCGACATGAAGGTTGGGGCACGTCCTGTCCGTGCTGCCGCGCCAAACTGAAAACACGACGCCGAATCGGGAAAACTCGCTGTCTAGGGGAACCACAGCGCCCAGTGTCCTCCCGTTCGGCTGAGAGAGTCTACTACCAGGGCACCGGCACGGGCCGGCCCCAGATGGCATAGGCCAGCACGCCAAGCGCCAGCACGACATGGAGCAGCGTCAGCATGTCCTCGCCAATGCTGAAGCCCATCAGGTGCAGCACCGGCGGCAAACACAGAAAGAACGCGACGTAGAGCACGACGCCGAGAATGACTCGCACGAAGAACTGAAACATCGGAGGCTCCTAGCCGTTGGTGTTGCAACCGCAGAGGCGAATGCCCATGCGGATCGTGTCGAGTTGTTCCGGTGTCACGCCGTCCTGATGCGTCCAACCAAAGGTGTTGATTTCTTCCCACGAATACGTCGTATCGCCACGGCCAGTGTTGAACGTGTAGGTCGTGGGGTGCCGCGCATCGGCGCTCACCGTGACGGGTTGCCCGTTCTGCGGACCCCCGATCCCGAGGCCGCCGGGCACGTCAAACGGTTCATCCGGTGGCGGCACCCACGATCCGGCTTGCACACGTCGCGCCATCATCTGCACGAACTGGAGCCAGCCGGACGGGTCAGACGCCCAGTTTGGCTGATAGATGCCATGTTCGCTGTCCCATTGGGAACCCGGCAGAATCGCGGGCCACGGGGCCAAGAACTCACAGTCGGTCGTCGCTGGCCCCTCTTGGCAGAAGCGATCCACGCAGGCTTCGGCGTTGTGGACATCGGATTCGTTCAGGTTCTCGGCGCCCAATCTCCCCCAGCCTGCTGGCAGCCACAGACAGAGCACCATCGCATCGGGCATCTGCGCTCGGAGCGCCACGAACACCCGCGCCCAGTTGTCGCCGGGGTCAGACCAGTCCCCGTCCGCGTCACTGTCGAACGTCGGCGTCACCATCAGGCCGCCTTGGGTGAGGTCGCCCAGACGTGAGGACTTCATCGCGGCCATGAACGCCGGGAACTGGTCGATGACCGTCTGGCTGCCGAGTTCGTCCCCGCCGAGTTCGACACAGGGATACAGACCGGCTTCGAGGATTTCGCAGGCCAGTTCTGCGGCTTGGCTGAAGTTGCCGGTGAAGTCGTTCCACCCGGCAATGCCGTCCGGGTAGGCCACGCCATCTTCCTGATAGTGGATGAACGTGCAGAACCACAACCCCTGCGCTCCGGCAGCCTTGTGCGCCGCATAGACCGCCTGACGGTCAGCCTTGGCGGTCAGCATCCCGATCTCCGGCCCCCACGACGGGATGCGCCCCAGTTGCCCCGTGTCGGCCCACACGCCCCCGCCGAAGCGCGTCGGGGCATGGATGAGGGTCTGACGGCCCGGAAGCGTCACGGGCGGCTGTGGGGCGGTCTGGGGGTAACTGGCGATGCAGGTCATGACCGACACGTCAGTATTCCTGTGCGATGTAGAGGAAGCCGGGGCCGTCCTGACCATCAGGAGCCAACCAGTTGAAATTTGGGCTCATCAGAATGCGGCCCGCGCCCTTGTAGATGATGTAGTTCGCCTTGGTCGGCGGATTCGGCGCTGGATTCACCAGCGTGATGACGCCGGTATGCAGGTCAGCCGTGGGCATGCCGCCGGAAAAGTCTCCGACATAGACCGGCGTCCCGTTGAAGGCCACGCCGATTTGCTTGAGGCCGCCGCGATGCAACGGCTGGTTGGGGTCACCGGCCATGTTGAACGGGACAAGGGCAATTTCGAGGTCGATGTTGGCCATAGGCGCGGATCTTAACCCTTCTCTGTGTCGGTTAGCGAAAACTGAGTGATGCGGTCAAACAGGGCGTTGGCGGCCTCGCTAAACATGAAGGTTTCGCCGCAGGGGTCGGAATCTTCGCGCAAGGCTACAAACCCAGCATGTAACTTGCCGATGTAGTCCTTCAGCCGATCAACTTCGCGCTCGGCCGCCTCGGTGCGTCGGGCTTGGGCGACGAGGGCGTCACACTCCTCGGCGGTCAGCACAATGCGCCAGCCGATGCCGTTCGTGAAACACACCTCGCGGTTCGCTATCTCGTCCAACTCCGCCGCCGAGAGCGTCGTGGGGTCAGTCATGGCCGTTCAGCCTTCCCCATATACACGACGTGTGTGTGACCGTCCACTGTGATGGTGATGGCGTGTCCGAACGTCATAACGCTGATCCACATCGCTAGGCCAAGCACGCCGATGAGTGTCCAGACAAGAATCAGGATGTTCAGATTCACAGGAAGTCTCACAGTGCGGTCCTCAGTCATGCGTCACCTCGGGAGAGTCGGTCGAGTTCAGCGATGGCGGTGCGATATGACGCGCACTCCAAACAGGCGCACGGTTCAGATTGTGACTCGACCAGCCACGCCCGAATCCCCGCCAGCGTCTCGGCGTCTCGGGCGCACGCTCGCAGCATGGCGATGACTGGGACGTTCTGGTCGCATGACGGACATGGCGGCTTTGGCCCATCCTCGGCCACGTCCCACGCCGCGTCTGGATTCTCAGCCTCGAAGTCGTCAATCTGCTGCTTACAGGCGACGGCGTCGGAGGCCAGTTCGTCCGCCTTGGCACGCAGTTCCTCCGCCGAGTAGCGCGTGTCAATCATGGTCGGGCGTCTCCTTCGCCATCTCCAGCAGCAGTTTGTCCCGTGCGTCTGTCAGCGAGTCGATGCCGACGTTGAGCAGTCGCACGCACTCGCCCTTATTGCCCGCCTTCGCCGCTTCGTTGATCCGCGCGACCAGGAACGGCATGAACTCGTCCAACGTCATCGTCGCCCCGCCTTCGGTTCCGGCCCCGCGAACTCGCGCACGAGACGCGGCTTGCCGGTGACCGGGTTGAATGTCTCCAGCCAGTGAGTGATGCACCAGCGGCGCGGTCGCTTGCGGCACACGCATTGTGCGGCCGTTTTGTCTCAGCCACGTTCCACCGTCCGGAGCGTCTGCCAGAGGCGGCGGCGGTAGCGGAGCGCGAGGGGCTTAGCGGGCATTAGTCGGCTCCTGTTTCAGCGGGTAGCAGTCGTCAATCTCCACCGTGAATCGCGTCCAGCCTTTCGTTTGGTCAGCATTCAACTGCCGCGCGAACTCTCGGGCGAGTTCTTCAGCCCACTCCAACGGATGGCGGTTGGTATCGCCCGTGATGTTGAGCACCACGGTAATCAGTTGCGGCGGCTGTTCTGGGTTAGCCACGGTCGGCCTCCTAATCGGGATACTTGCGCGTGGGCCACTGGTCCATCGCGTCAGCGAGCGCCCACGCTTCTCGGACCTTCGGTGCATCGTTCCCGATGAACATCGCAGCCCGCTGCGCCCAGTCGCGCACGAGTTGAGACGCGAGCAGGTCTTGCGCGCGGAGCACGAAGATCGGTTCATCGTCAGCCGCCTTCATCAAACACGAGTCAGTCAGCTTTGTTGCCACGGTCGGCCTCCTTGAGCAGTGCCGTCACGCGCTTACGCTCAGCGGATTCGCGCTTCTTTGCCTCATGCCGGTTCTTCGACCACGACCCTTGCGCGTTGCGATACCAGCCACCAATGACGAGGTTGAGGCAGTCTTGCAGCCCTTCGCTGTTGTGGGCGTTCAGCGGGTCGCCGCACATCCGACAGTTAGCCACGGTCGGCCTCCTTCGCCCCAAGGCGCTTCCGCAGTTCCTTGATTTCGCCAGTCGCCACGCGCAGCGCACGGTTCACGAAGTCCAGTTCACGGCCGCGCAACACGAGTTCGCCGAAGCCGCCGCTCGCGTCGGTCATCCGCTCGGCGTGCGCTAGGTCCTTCAGCACGTCGCCAGTCCCCTTCAGCCGTTCGCGACTCTTGAGCGGAGCGAGTTCATCAGCCACGGTCGGCCTCCTTCGCGGCAATCAGACGGGCGAGGATGCGCTCACGGGTGCGGGCGCGGTCAATGGCCGCTGGCTGTTCTCTTTCGGCTTGCTCAAATAACTCCAAGAATCTGTCTACACACTCGTCGGTGTCTTTCGACTGGGCATGGGCGTCTCGGGGGCACGAGCATTCGGGACAGAGGTCGCCAGCGACATCCGCCTGATAGCGATTGCAAATGGTCAAACTCATTAGTCGGCCTCCTTCGCGGGCGCCAGCGGCAGCAGCATCCAATGGGTCGGCCGCCATGGCTGTCCCGTGCGCGGGTTGAGGTAGTCATCGCTGCCCACGGCCATCCGCCAGCACACCTTCATGCCGTGATCACCGGTGCGGTTGCCCGTATTTATTGCGAGCACGGCCGTCTGATCCTTTGGCGCCGTCTCAATCGGCTGCCACGCCTGCGCCTCCCGCAGCGCATCGCGTTCGCGCGTCAAGACATCAATGCGGGCGGTGGCCGTGATCGCGCCAAGCGCGAGCCGTTCCATGTCGCCCAACACCTTGGCGATGTATTCGCGGGCTTCGACTTCGGTCATCGGGTCTCCTTCGCGGGCGTCAGGGGCAATTGGGCCAACGCCTCGCCGCACATGTCTCGCTTGCCGCGAATGCGGCTCAGGAATGTGTCAGACGCCGCACCTCCGTCAAGTGCGGCCTGATAGTGAGACTTCTGAAGGGTCAGGAACTCCCGCAGCCGCGCGATCGTCGCGTCCCGATCGGCGAGGGCGGCTTGCGCGAGAACGGCTTCGGCTACTTCGCCCTGCATGTCGTGGGCCGCTCCGAGCAATCCTTCGACAGTCATTCTTGGCGATACGCAAGGCTTCTGCCAGCCGCGCATTCTCCGCCGTCAGCCGCGTGAGGGCGTCGAGGGCCGCATCACGCGAGTCGAGGGCCAGCGGGAGATCGATTGGCGCGTGCGTCAACAGCGTGAAGTGCTCGGCCGCGATGTTCTCGCGCACATGGTCCCAGTAACCATCTGGCCACTCGTGCAGCTTGCATCGCGCTCGCATCGCCGCCCAGTCCGCCGCCGTCAGGTCCGGCCGTGGCGCGTCAGTCATGCGTCACCTCACCCAGATCGCGGCCAGCGCCACGAGGGCCAGCCCGCTCAGTCCCACCAGCCGATTCACGCGCCACGGCGATGGGGGATTCGTGTCAACTACCAGCACCATCGTCACGTTCATCGTGAATAGCACGACGAGACTGCCGAGCACGCGCAGCGCGATGATCATCGTCGCCCCGCCTTCGGTTCCGGCCCCGCGAACTCGCGCACGAGCTTGGGCGGCTTCGGTTCAGGCATCCAATGCGTCCAGCCGGAATAGTCGGCGCGCGTGTGGACGAAGCTGTGTGGCACGCTCGTGACGAAGCCGTGCGACTTGTCGCCGCCGACGAACCAATAGCCACGGCACCAGAGTGTGCGGTTGGCGAGAAGGATCGGCTGCCCGTCGAATGGCGCTCTCGCGAAGGTCGCTTTCGGCTGTTTCGTCAGCGGTCGCCACGGATTGCGCTCACTGGCCATCAGGTTCCTCCTCCGGCTGCGTCCGCTCGACTTCAGCGACGATGGCGCGGGCGAGGAGCACCGACAACCCGGCGATGCTGAAGGCCCACTGACTCAGATCGCGCATGTCCTCGTGTGGACGGCCAGCCAGCCCACTCGCAATCGTCGCCGCCATCTGCGCCACGGTCTGCGCGTCGGGCTTAGCCATTGGGTGACTCCGTTGGCGGATAGCGGTAGATGTGCAACCCGCCGGATGCACTCAGCCGCCAGCACATCGCGCGGATCATAAAGTTCTTCCGCAATGCGGCAATCACGGCCTCGTTGCCGCTCCAGCCGCCGGTCGCGAACCGCACGTATCGCTCCTCGGGCGTGGCATGGAGCACGCCCGCTTCATGCGCGTTAATGTCGTGGCTGGCGGCGTCAGGCCAGTGCCAGAGCGTCATCGCGAAGTCGAGCGCCGCGCCGAAGTCGGGATGCGGCCAGTTCGCCAGTCGGTCCAAGGCGGCCTCGGTCGGATAGCCGTCCGCATCCACATCAGCCGAGTCGGGCTTAGCCACGGTCGGCCTCCTTCGCACTCGGCTCGACCCATGCCGCCGTGGTCGTGTGATGCTCCGGCACTGGCATTCCGACGGCGATCCGCACCTGCACGACCGAACAGCCAGTCACGAGCAAGCGCAGCCGATCCGCCATCGACCAACGCGTCTTCGCCGTTACGGTGAGCACGTCGCCTTCACCGTCCCCAACGGGTTCGGGGACCGGCGCGTAACTCGTCGGAAAGAGCCGTGCGCGCCAACGGTCGCGTAGCGTCCACGGCGGAAGTTGCATCCCTTCTAGGCCTTCATGCTTCGATTCGTCACTCACGGTCGGCCTCCTTCGCTGTGAACGTGCGATACAGGTCATGCAGGCGCGCGGGCACGGCACGTCGGCCACGTTCGTCGCATTGGTTGACACTCATTAGTCGGCCTCCTTCGCGGGCGTCAGGGGTAGCGGCATCCAGTGGGTCGGCTCAACTCGGCAATGCGCGGTGGGGCGATGCCATTCGTCCCAATATGACGAGTTCTCATGCCACCGCACGATGCCTCGTCGGCCGCCACGCCACGCTAGAACTTCAGTTCCATCCTTCGGTGCCGTCTCAATCGGCTGCCACGCCTGCGCCTCCCGCAGCCGCGCGATCGTCGCGTCCCGATCAGCGAGGGCGTTCGCCTGATCGGCAATCATCTGCGGCCACTGATCCATCGGCGCTTCGTGGCCATGTGGCAGCGCCCGCATAATCGCCAACAGCAGGGCGTGAAGCCGTTCGCGTTCCACCTGTCCATCGCGCAGCAATTCAGCAATCGCCAGCGGGTCATCCGTCCACTCACTCATCGTCGCCTCCGTGGGCGTGGCGTCGGCTCGGGACGCATCAGCGCACGCCCCAATCCACAAGCATCTGACCCACCCACTGAATCGCCAGCCCTTTACGAATCTGCGTCGGCGTCACCCGCATCACGCGCCAGCCGTCGATCACGGCATGGGCCAGCTTTTCGCAATCCTTCTCGATACCCATGCCGCGCCCGTGACGACCGCCCACGAATCCCCCGCCATCGACTTCGACCGCCAGGTGGTAATCCGGCCACGCCAGATCGAAGCGCCACATCCGCACATGGTGAAAGCGATGCTCTCGGACGGGCTCACGCCAGCCCAGTTGCTTGATCTGCGTGACCAGCCCATCGGCCGCATTGGCGCGAGGGACTTTGACCGTGAACGCCTTCGAGCGGCGGGAGAGACGGAGCGGCATTACTCAGCCTCCTTCGGCACGGGCGGCTCCAGCGTGCCGTAGAGACTGGGCTTCCCCTGACAGCGCGGGCACTCGACCTGACTGGCCACGCGCTCGGGGGAGACTTGCCACCATGCGCCGGGTTCGATCATCCCCGCCAGCCACGGGCCGCCGCAGCAGTGGACGAAGACGTAGATCATGGCCACTTCACGCCATCGACGATGGTGAGCATCGTGATGGGGCACATGTCGTCTGAGATACCCATATGCGGCTTCAGCGGCTCAGCGAAGGCCACATCAGTGTCACGGCGCAAGGTGATGTAACGCACCGGCAGCGCGTCAATTTCCTCGCGCGTCATCGTGGAGCGTGGACAGGTGCAGTCGCGGCAACGCATTACTGCACCCTCAGCAGCCAGCACACGGCTAGCGCGATCCCGGAACAGAGCAGCACGAACTCCACGGCGGCCTGCTGGCGCGTGGTCATTTAGCCACCACATTTCCCCACGGGATCTGGATGGGCGAGGTGAGGATCGGCTCCAGCCGGTTGCGCTCGGCGGCGTTGAATCAACTTATCGACGCATTGGCGCAGATCGACCACGCTATGGTCGCGCCTGAGCAACAGCCCGCACGTGCGACACTTGGCAGATTGCAGGTCGTCGCTCATTTGCCCCCCATCGCGCAGCCGGTGGTCAGGCTCGTCTCGATGCGGCTCACGGTCAGGTCTAGGCCGATCAGGGCTCCGAGCATCAGGACTAGGAGCACGAGCGCGGTGAGTTCAAACAGCTTCACGAGATCGCTCCTTGCATCAAAGCCACTGGCAGTAAGGGTCGAAAGACGCCGAACCCATACAGCACATCAACTCTGCTGATGATGGGATGTGAAACAGACAGGCGGCAGTCCTTGCACGTGTTCCAGAACAAACCGTCCGTTATTTCGGTTCTCTGGTGCCAGCGATGCACCCCGTGACGGCATTTGAAGGCGCGAAACCTGGCGCGCTTCATCGGCTCACCTTCTCCGTTTCGATGCTGTAGGGCACGGTGACGCCGCAGTGCGAGCAGCGGCGATTGTAGCTACCATCCTCGCCGCGGTATCTGAGCATTTCCTTGTGCCCACAAAATAACCGTCGCCACGCGATGCGCTGCGGCGCGGTCAGGAGCTTCTTCGGCCAGCGGCGCGTCATGACTCGTCTCCAGGCTCGCGCTCGACGGCGTCCTTCTTCGGCGCATCGACCTTCTTGGCGCGGATACGAACCGCCGAGACGATCTGGCCGAACGCCGAGACAGCCGGATCGACGTAGAGCGCGATGTGCTGGCCATACCACTTGCTGGTGTCCGGGCCGAACAGAGCCGCGAGAATGCGGATGTTCGTGCTGTTCAGTCCAAGCTCGCGCTCGCGTCCGACGAACTTGAGCGAGCCGTAACCGCTTTTCGTCTCGTTCTTGAACTTCACCGACTTGCGGCGCACGACCTTTTCAATCTGCAAGATGGTGTCACGGTCGGCCGGAATCGTCTCAGCCGACAACCACTGGCTGTCCTTCAGGATGCCGCACGGACCACGATACGCTTCGCCAGCCTCGAGCTTCTCAGCCATCAATGTCCTCCACCATTTCCAACACGGTTGACGCGATAAGCGCAGACGGCGGCGGTTCAATCAACATCCACTCGTCCGGCGTGCCTGGCCACGTCTCGGCCTCTCGGCACGTCTTGAGCGCGTAGAGCGTCTGGCTGTTCTCAATCGCGAGCAGGTCGAGCGCGTCCGGTTTGATTTCCAGCGTGTAGACGAAATACGGCTCTTGCGGGTGAATCACAATCAGCCGCGCGCCGAGCACGCCCAGCCCCACGGCTTCCGCGCCGGTGCGATAGTGTGCGAGCTGGTGCATCCAGCCTTCCACGAACGCGCGATACGCCAAGTCGCCGCCCGCGTAACGGCTGATCTTCAGGTCGTAGAGATACCGCGCATCCAGGCAGTCCGGTCGCGCCTTGCACGGTTCGCCCGTGAGCGCATCGGACCAGAAGATCGACGCTTCCTGATGCGTGGCGCGCGTCAACGCTTCGCCCACGCGGGACTTCGCAGACAAGGCCAAGCGCATCCGATCGACCGTCAGCGCCTCGACGTAAGTCAGGATGTGCCGGTCGGCGTGCGCGTCTCGCCACGCTTTGCCGTCCTTCGTCGCGAAGCTCATGCCGTCCGGCTTCGCGACATACGTCTCGGCGTAGAGCGTCGGCTGAAACACGGCCATGTGGACCGCCGTGCCGAACGCCATCGCGTCAGACTCGCGGCGATTCTCGCGCTCCCACATGACCCGTGCGGGTGGACCTTTCCGCATGGCCTTCAGCGAGTGCGATCCCCAGGCGTCAGACGCATGGTAGGCGTCCGATGACAAGTCGATGAGCAGGACCGGGTCGCTCACTTGCCTTCCTCCATGATGCGCCGCAAGCCTTCAACGGCTCGGTCAGCGTCGACGCAGGCGTCCATCGCCGCCGCTTGCATCGCTCGCGTCTCAGCCATGCTGGAGGCCGCCAGATCGGGCGTGCTCCTGTAAGGCAGCGTGCCGAACAGGCGGTCCTGTTCGATGCTGCGCCAGCGCGTGTAGGCGCTGCCGAACTCGAGCGCGAAGGCGGCGGCCCAAACCAAGTCGGCGCGGTTGCTCACTTGACCTCCTCGATCTGCGCGGACTGGCCGAGACGGCTGGCGGTGGACGCGGCGACATACGCATCGCGCTGCTCGAGGTAGGCGCGCAAGTCGGCTAGGGTGATCCGGTGAAACCGATACACTTCAGCTTCATCGGTGGCGGTCGCAATGTCGAAGACGGCCGCGTCGGGCACATCGGCCCCGATTTCGATTTCCAAGTCGTCCCGCTCACGCGATGTGTCGAACGCCCACGTATCGACGCCAATTCCTGAGACTCTGACAGTTCTTCGCATTAGAAATCTCCATCCTGCATCCGGTCGATCTGCCGGTCGATGTGTTCCGCGTAGGCCGCTTCGTCCCCCTCGCGCTCATCCTCCGCGCTCCAACCTTCGCAGACTGGGCACGTCTCGCGGCGGCAGTCCTCGCCATCGGCGCGGCAGGTTTCGATCCAGCCGTCGCCGGCGCAGCGCGGGCAGACGGGTTCGAGTTCGAGGCGCAGTTCAATGGTTTTCACAAATGCCTCCGCTCCACCAGTCGGACGGCACATCTTCGTCATTGAAGTGGGCTTCGTCATACTTCTCGGCGCACGGGCCGCAGCGGAACTGGTCATCGAAGGCCGAGCGCGGCGTGAAGTGTTCGTCGCAGTCTTCGCAGACTTGGCGGTTGTCGTAGCCAAGGTCGGCGTTGGGATTGGGTTCGTGGACCATTAGCGCACCGCCTGCGCGAGGCCGAGCGCGACGAGCCGGGCGAACGGGTCCGGCACGAGGCCGGCCTGCCCTTCGCAGCTCAGGACGTGCCGCTCGAGTTCGGCTCGGGAGTCACACAGGCCCGCGAAGGTCATGATGTCGCGGTGCGCGTGCTTCGTCGTGTTCTGCGCCGCCTGAAGGCGGGCCATCAGGACGGGTTCGTTCTTCCAGGACCAGCGGGCGGCTGAGGTCATTGGCGTCTCCATGCGCTAGATACTACCGAAAGCGCCTAGCCGTGTCAAGCCCCTACTTTCCGGCCTGTTTTTCAGCTTTTCGGCCCGCGGCGATGAGTTCGGAGCGGCGATCGCTCATGGCTTTGGCGTGTGCGCTGCGCTGCGCTTTGGACTTCCCCGCCCACCGTTTCTTCCCGAGAACGGAGGCGGCCTTGCTAGTCAGGGTGCTCATGGGCTTCAGATGCTATCGCATCTTGCAATCGCACGCAACATGCGGTATTGTCCGCGCATCATGATCCCCCGCCGCCAGTGCCTCGACTGCCCGACCACCCTCTTTCGGCCCAAAGCCCATCGCTGCCATGCGTGCGGGGTGAAACATCGGAACGCCGCCGCGGCGCGGAGTCACGCGAAGGTGCGCGAGTCGCCCATCGACCTGCCGACGTCTGTGATTGAGGCGAAGTTGCGGCGGTTCGATGAGGAGCGGAGGAACTCCCGATGCCGACTTTAGTCACGCTCGAGGACCGGCTGATCGTCAGCCTTGGGAAGGACGTGCTGATTTACCGCGAGATGCTCCAGATCGCGCTCGGTCAGCATCACGAGACGCTCAAGGAACTGAAAGCGCTGGAGGCCCGTTACGCGCGGCTGCTCGAGGATTTTCGCGCCCTGAACGACGGCGCGTGATATAACCCGCACGGGGCGTAGGCGGTTCGCCGCTGATGCTCGTGGCTGCGCCTAGAACGCAGGCGCGGGCCGCCCCCACTTTCTAGCCTTTCTAGGAGGCTCCATGCCTGGATTGAATCGCCCATGAGTCGCGCGGATAAACCGCGTGATGCTGTGCCTGCGCCCCATCCGAACGACTGGGGGCCGCGCACCTTCAACGTCACCGGCTTCTCGGCCTACCGCCTCGCCGTGCCGCGAGCGTTCCTCACCTTCGATATCGGGCGGCTGCGACGGGAGCGGGACGAACTCATTGGTGAGCTCGTCGTCCGACTCAACATGGCCGGCGCCAGGACCATCGAGGGCATCCTCTCGGCTGGCGATTTCAACCTGTCCAGCGTGCAAGCCCGAAGCACCAGGGCCAAGCACCTCGCCCAACGAGCGCTTGCTGACGACATGGACTGGGAGGGCTGGCTCTCAGAGCTCTGCTTCCGTGTGATTCAGGCCGAGCGCACCGGCGACAGCATCTCGCTGTTGGCAGACGTGGACCTGCCGCCCGAGGCCGGCGAATTCGACCTCCACGGCTGGACCTTACCCAAGAAGCAACCGACCATCCTCTTTGGTGACGGCGGCTCGGCCAAAAGCCTCCTGAGCCTCTGGGCGGCCGGCCAGATCGCGCTCACGGGTTCACGCGTGCTCTATGCCGACTGGGAATCCGATGGCGCGGACCATCGGCGCCGGCTCGACAAGCTCTACCCGCTCGCGCTCCCGCCCATCCTCTACGCCCGCTGCGAGCGCCCCCTCATTATCGAAGCCGACCGGCTGCGCAATATCTGCCTCGAGCACGCCGTCGAGTTCGTCATCCTCGATTCGGCCGCCTTCGGCTGCCAGGGCCCTCCGGAAGCCGCCGAATCCGCCATCGCCTACTTCCGCGCGCTCCGCTCGCTCAATTGCGGGTCGCTCCTCATCGCCCACGTCACCAAAGCCGAAGACGGCGACAAGAAGCCCTTCGGTTCTGGCTTCTGGCAGAACTCCGCTCGAGCGACCTGGCACATCCGCCGCTCCAACCCGGACGACGACGGCCCGGAAATCCAAGTGCTGCTGTCTCAGCGCAAGTGCAACACTGGCCGGCTCCGCGCCCCCATGGCCCTCTCGATCTATTTCGGCCCGGACGCCACGCGCATCCAGCGCACCTCGGCCACCGATACGCCTGAGTTCGCCCTCACCCTTACGACGCGCCAGCGCCTCCATGCCACGCTCAGATTTCAACCCCTCAGCATGGAAGCCATCATCAGCGCCTTACCCGAAGACAAGCCGGACACCGTCTCCAAGACCGTCCGCCGCGGACTCGAGAAGGGCTACTACGTCACGCTTCCGAACGGATTAATCGGGCTAAAGCATTGAGCACACACGCTTTACCAGTTCTCCGGACAACTTCTAATCATTCTGAGCATAGTTTTGCGCTCCGGACAGCGCGAAAATCTCGTGTCCGAAACTGTCCGACCGTTGTCCGGACAAGTCAGCAACCATCACCACGGCAAAGACTTACAGCCGCGGACAGCCGTCCGACACTTTCCCTCACGGACACCTTCCGGACAACCGGACAGGACAACCCCCTCTCTCTAGAGGGGTGTCCGTCCATGTCCCTGTCCGCGGACTGTCTGGAAGAGTGTAAGAACTACACAGCCGCTCTTTGTTAGAATCCGACAAACTTCCGATTGAAAGTCTGTAATGGCTAACCCTCACGGCAATATCGCCAACCTCACCCTCGGTCGTGGTCGCACTCCAGGCGTCCCTAACCGCTATAACGCGAGTTTCCGTGACGCCCTGCTCAGGGCCTTTCAAGCGAACGGCGGTTGGAAGGCTCTAGCCGCGTGGGGGGCCAAGGCCAAGAATCAAACGGCGTTCTACCAGATCTGCGCTCGCCTGGTGCCGACCGAGGTTGTGGGTCAGCTCACTAGCAGCCAGGTGATTGTGATGATCGGCACTGGGGCTCAGCCTCTAGGCCCGAACCCGTGGGATGCGGTGAAAACGGTCACGGCTGAGCGGCTCGAGGCCCCATCAGACGCTAACCATAACGGCCATTATCAGACCTTGCCCGAAACAGGCGCAATCCGCAGTCAAGAAATTGACACAACGCCGCAAGTGACTGAACCACAAGCCCTTGTGGTGTCAATCGACCGACAAGATCTCGGCGCGGCGCTGACCGCCGCCATCGCTGATACCCTCCGCGCCCAGTCTGAGCCAGACGCAGAGTAGGCGCCAGGGCGGCCTACGATGCCCTACGGCACGCGCACGACGCAGGAGGGCCACTCGGCTATGGTCCGGCCGGATGGTCGCGTCCTGACCGAACGTGGCCGGTTGCGGGCGCGGAGATCCCGCCGAGGGACCCGGCCCCGGCCACGGCCTGTCCTCCCCGCACAATTTTTTCTCCGTGGGACCTCACCTCATACTCGTGCTAACGTATGCGTATGAATCGGATTACGGTGACAGTGGATGAGGCGACGGTGGAGCGGCTGAAGGCGTTGAACGTGGCGACGGGGGTGTGTGCCAGTGCGGCGGTGCGGCGCGGGGTGGAGTTGTATGCGTTGAAGGTCTTGCCGCTCGTGAAGGCGTCGAGGCGTCGGGCGGCCACGGCGGTGTTGGCGGAGGTGGGGGATGAGTGAGTTTGCGGTGGTGCATGTGACGAGGCGGATTGCGGAGCGGATGCGGCGCACGGGGTGCCACGTTGAGTGTGTCGGCGCGGAATATGTGGTGACGTGTCCGACGTGCACGGAGCGTCAGCGGTATCCGGTGGATCTGCGGGGCGGGGAGACGCTGACGCCGTTTCTGCATGATCGCGGGTGTATCACCTTTGCGCAGACGAAGCGGAGGTTGTCATGAGGCGGCATGTGGGGCTGGTGGTGCCGCCGATTGTGCGGCGGGTGGCGGCGGCGGACATGCAGTTGCGGGATTGGTTGGCGGGGCAGGCGGTGAGTGGGATGTTGGCGGACGCGCGGGCGGGGGACTGGACGTTCAGTGAGGTGGCGGAGGATGCCTACAATTTGGCGGATGCGATGATGGCGGAGCGGGAGAAGGAGCGGCCATGAGCCGGGCGGATCTGGTGAAGGCGATTCTCTTTGGGTTGATTGCGGCGTGGGTGATTGCGTCGGTGACGGGGTGTTCGCCGATGCGGCCGACGCGGTATGCGGTGACGTATACGGTGAACGTGTCGGCGGGCGGGAGTGCGAAGGTCGAGGCGGGCGGGGTGGACTCCTTCATAGCCTCCGGGTTCTGGACGGCGGCGGTGGAGACGAGTGAGGTGCCTGGGCTCGTGGTGACGCCGGTTGTGGGGTGTGCGACGTGGTTTATGCAGATGCCGGGCGGGGCGGCGCGCGGGGCATTTGGGTGTGCGCGGTGAGTGACGTCGGTCTGTCTCCTGAGCCCATCGAACCAGTGCCACATGGGGTGGCGAAGTGTTGTTGGTGTCAGGGCGGGCTGTATCGGTTTGGGGCGCATTACTGGTGTAAGACGCCGGCGTGTCTCTCGGCGCAGCAGCGGTATGCGATGGGGGCGGAGGTGCGCGGCGCGTGGGTGTGGATCTATGTGCCGTTGCCGATTCAGGTGGAGATGGAGCGGCAGCACCGGCCGGGGGAGAGCGACGGGAGTGCGTTCAATGTGCTGGGGGGCGGGGCGGCCGGGACGACCAAGAGCCTCTTTGGGCGATGGTCGATGTATCGGCGGGCGATGACGCTCGAGGGGTATGAGGGGTTGCTCTTGCGGCGGACGTTTCCGGAGCTCGAGAGCACGCATCTGCTGCGCATGGAGGAAGATGCGCGGCGGTTGAATGAGTTGGGGATTGGGGTGGAGTTTCGGAGTGCGGCCCGCATCATGCGGTTTCCGAAGACGAATGCGCTCATCAAGTGCGGACACTTGGATGACGTGAACGACCTGGATAAGTATCTCTCGACCGAGTATGACGATGTGGTGCCCGATGAGGCCTCCACGTTTCAGCCGGGGCCGCTCTTTCAGGTGGCGTCTCGCGCGCGGTCATCGAAGGCGTCGGTCTTGGCGGCGGGCGGCCCGTGGTTTCGGCCGTTAACGAATCCTGGCGGCGCGTCGGCGCGGATCTTGGCCGACATGTTCATTCACCATACGCCGAACTTTGAGCTGGTGCCCGAGGCCCGCGTCCACTATGACCCGCGATTCTGGGTGGCGATTCTGTCGACGCTCGAGGACAACCCGTATCTCGGGGCCGGCTATGGGGCGCAGTTGGCGCTCACGCATTTGGATAATCCCGTGCGGTATCAGCAGCTCCGGCACGCGGACTGGACCGTGCTGGCGGGGCAGTTTTTTTCGACCTGGCGCGAGACGAAGGCCGGGGCCCCGTGGCATGTGGCCGAGGTCGATCGGTCGGCGGTCCGGACGGCCGAATGGGGTCGGTCGATGGACTGGGGCCGGACGCAGCCGGGGTGCGTCGGTTGGTGGCTGATTCTGCCTGACGGGCATCTGCATCGGGTGAGCGAGATGAAGTTTCAGGACAAGGACGTGGCCGAGGTGGCCGCGCTGGTGTTGGCGCGCGATAAGGATTTGGGACTCGACCTCGAGCAGTATCGCTACTCCATTTGCGACCGGGCGCTCTTTGCCAAGACGCAGGACAAGTTGGGCGAGTCGATTGCCGAACAGTTCGCGACGATCGACCGCGGGCGTCTCCGCTTTCGGCCCAGTGTGAGCGACCGGCAGAATGGCTGGGAGCGGCTGCGGTCGTTTCTGCGCGATGACGGCACGGGCCATCCGTGGCTCACGGTCGATCCGTCCTGCCGCTACTTCCGTCGCACGCTGCCCTTGGCCCAATCCGATCCGGTCAATCCGGAAGATGTGGATACGACCGGCGATGACCACGCGCTCGATGAGGCCCGCTACTTCTGCATGAGTCGCCCGTCGCCCTACGACCGCGCCGCCGAGGTGACGTATCCGGAGGGATCACTCGGCGCCGAGATTGATGCCTTGCGGGCTTCCGCCGCAGACGGCGTATAATCGCCGCCACGCATGGCCGTCGTTCCGACGCCTCCGAATAGTCCTGACGGCGCGACGAGCGTCGAAGTTGATCCCGACGCCGCCCCGACGCTGAAGGTGCCCGTGCCGATGCAGGGCGTGGGCAGCGAGGCCTTCTGGAAAGATCAAGTCACCGACGCGCAGAAGCGGCGCAAGAAAGAACTGCCGAGCTGGAAGGCGAACCTGTCGCGCTATCGCGGCGAGTCGCCCAAGTTCTTTGGCGTGCGATCGCGTGAGACGATTAGCGTCAACGTCGACTTCTACCAGACTGAGCAGAAGAAGGCGCAACTCTTTTTCCAAACACCCACCGTCGTCGTCGCGCCCAAGCGCGGCATGAATCAGCCGCCGACGATCGAACGGGCGTCTCTCGTGGGCGAAGTCGTCAATTACTACCTCGGCCCGCACGAAATTGACGCCGAGGCGTTGGTTGATACGCTCCTCCTCGACCATCTGTGCCCGGCCGGTTTTGGCGCCTCCGTCCTCGGCTATGAGGCCGTGACGACGAACGTCCAGATGCCGGTCGCGGCGCCGCCGGCCGCGCCGTCTGGGCCTCCTCTCGCTGGCATCACGAGTTCTGGTCCGGTGATGCCTCCCGGTCCACTCGCGGGCACGCCGTTTCAGCCGCAAGCGCCGCCCCCGATGCAGGCCGTGCCGCAGAAACTCTGGTGCCGGTTCTACTGGGACCGGATCGAACCAGAAAAACTGCTCATTCCGGCGCAGTTTCGGTCCACCGACTGGGCCAAAGCCCCGTGGCTCGGCTACGAAGTGGACCTGGACCAGGATCAGGCCGCCGATCAGCGGCTCTTGCCGCGCAAATCTCTCGGTGTCGGCCCGGTGGGCGATACGTTGTCGTCCCCAAACGATTCGGAGTTCCTCTCCGAGTGCTCGCACGCCTACGTCATCTGGTATCGGGCGTCGGTCTACGATTCGACGGTCCAGAATCCCGAGATTTACCGCCGACTCGTCCTCATGGCCTCCGACAAAATGCAACCGACGGTCGCCGTGCATGAACCCTCGCCGTTTCAGACGCTCGATCGCGCCGGCCGCGTCGTCAAGGGCCTGCGCGGCAACCCGATTCACCTCTTATCCATCCGACCGATGACCGGATCGGCCTATGCGCCGTCCGATTGCACCATTTCGCGGGCCGCGTCCGATGAACTCTCGCTCGGCCGCACGCAGATGATGCTCCAGAAGCGGCGCAGCCTCCCGCAGCGCGGCGTCGACACGAACATGGTCGACAAAACCGTGGTCGATAAGATGGTGAGCGGAGAGATTCAGGAAATCATCCCGATCAAGGGCGATCCGAACCTCGCCGTGAAGCCCATCGGCATGTCGGTCTTCCAGCGCGAAAACTTTGAGTTCAATAACATCACCCAGCAGGACATCGACCGCCTCTGGGCGCTCGGGGCCAATCAGCAATCCGTCGTCGCGAGCGGATCGAAGACCGCCACTGAGTTGTCGCTCATTCAGCAGGCGACCGACACGCGGCTCACCAAGGAACGCAATAACGTGCTGGCCTGGTATGCGGCCGGCGCGGAAAAACTGGCGGCGCTCCTCGAGATGTTCGCGGATCAGGCCGACCTGCTCCCCATTCTCGGCCCCGACGGCTGGGCGACGTGGCAGCAGGCGGCGCAAGATCCGACGCCCATGCGGTTCCTGTTCTCAATCAAGCCGGATTCGTCCATGCGCGAGGATGCGGCGGCCGAACAGACGCGGCTGCTGAACGCCTACAACATGCTCGCGCGCGATCCGCACTTCAACCGCGTGGCGTTCCTGTCGTATGTGTGCGAGCGGTTCTCGCTCGATCCAGCGACGTTTGTGATCCCGCAGATTCCGCAAGCGCCGCCCGATCCGCCCAAGCCGACCATTTCACTCAAGGCCGAGGATCTGCAAGACGCGAGCGTCATCGAACTCCTGCGGCAGTTCGGTCTCATCATCAGTCCCGACACGGTCACGCAGACGGTCGCCGCGGCGACAGGCCATCCGTTGCCCCCGGCGCAGCCGCCGACGCCTCAGTCGGCGCCCGCGCCCCAAGCCGTGCCGCCCGGACCCCAGCCGCGGGGCCGCACGCGCCAACTCCCGCATCCGGGCGGGGCCGAAAAGATGGCGCCCATCGTCCAGCATCAGGCCGACCGAACGGGCGAGCGGAGCGGACCGCCGCCCCTCGCATGAGACGCCGATTCGTGTGGAAAACGTGGGTCTGTGACGCGCATGGCGCGTTTTCGGGCCTCTCGGAAGATGGCCAGCCGCTCCGCTGCTCCGACTGTGGCCAGCTCGGCCATCGTCCCGATCCTATCGGCCCGACCTCACCCACGGTCTACGGAGACACGCTCTGGGGCGGCCCGCGCTGGGTCGAGAATCTCGACACACAACCCGTCTGGATCGAAACCAAGTCGCAATATCGCGCCGAATGTGCCGCGCGTGGCTTCGAGAACCGCGTGCATCACGTCCCGGTGCCAGGCACCGATAAGTCCCCAGTCACGGTGACATGGGACATCGGATCGGCGCCGGGACACGACCCGCGTCCGATGGCGGCCTTGTCCCCAGCCGAACAGAAAGTCCGCCGTGAGGAAGCCTCGGTGCGGTTGGGGCTCACCGTCTCGGAGTTGGAGGCCATCAGTGGCAACCGATAGCACGGCGACCGTCACGACCGGCCAGGATGAGACGCTCAACGTTCCGGCCTACGAACTCTCGGCTGATGAGGCGCGACTGCTCCGCGTCTACCGCGTGTGGCTCGACCGGAAGGCGCTGGTGGCGAAACTCTGGTGTCCCTCCTGCGAGCGCACGCGCGAGTCGGGCATGGAGATCGCGCTGAACGATCTCAAGGTTGGCCTCATCTGTCCGCACGGCCTCTGGTTCGGCCTGACGCCGCCCGCCACGCTGGGCATCAGTGGTCACGGCATCCCACAGGAACGGCTGATTGAGACGGGCGAAATCGAGGAGCAGTCGCTCAACGCCTTCGAAGCGCACATGCTCTGGGCCTATAAGCGGTTCCTCATCCGCTACCAGTTACAGGAAGCCCTCTACTGTCTCGCCTGCGGCCTCAACAAACGCGAGGATGGGTGCCGTGCGTCGGTGACGCCTGACCGCATCCGGATCGAATGCCGGCATGCCATCCGCAGTTACCAGAAACCGCGATGATTTTTGACAGTCTCGGGCAATCACGGTATTCTCACGGCGCTCTATGAGCCTTTCGGGCGACATCGATACGGCCGTCGCAACGATTCAAGCGGACACCGAGACGAGCAGCGTTGCTGCGACGTCGGCCACGCCTGACCCGTCCGCGACCAGCCGTGCCGCCGCAGCCTCGCCCTCTGCGACGTCCGCAGCCGTCTCCGGATCTGAGACGACACCAGCCTCCACGGTTCCTTCGCCCGCGCCTGCGACACTGGCGTCCGCGACGGCTGACGACGGCGAGGCGTCAGGTGACGGGCCGATCCCGCTCACCCGGCACCAGAAGATTCTCGAATCCGCCCGCACGAAAGAACGCGAACGCCTCACGTCAATTTATGGCGTGAATCCTGACGAATGGCAATCGAGCGGCCTCGCGCCGATCGTGAATACGCTCCGTCAGAATCCCGTCGCCGCTTACGAACTCATCGGCCGCGAACTGCGCGCCGCTGGGCTGCTGAAAGATCCGACGCCCGCCGCCCGTCCCAGTGCGACGGCCCCGACGGACGAGTTGCCCCAACCGAAACTTCGCGCCGATGACGGATCGCTCGTCTATACGGCGGAGGAGACGGCCAAACTTATTCAGCATTTCGTGGACAAGGCGACGACGGGCCTCCGGTCAGAAGTCGAACCGCTCCTCAAAGGCCATCAGCAAACACAGGCCGAATCGATCGCGCGGCAACAGATCAGCGAAATCGCGAAAGAACCGTATTTCGTTGCCCTGAAGCCCGAGATGATTCGTCTCATGCAAGCCGATCGGTCGATGACGATTCAGGTCGCCTATGATCGGGCGCTCCGCGCCTACGTGCCCACGATCGAACAATCCACTCGGGCCAAGACCCTCGCTGAACTCACAACCGCTCCCGTGGTGCCCACCCAAGCGTTGGCCCCCGGCAGCACCGTCGTGCGAGGGTCCACGGCCAACGGCAAGCGGCGTCCACTCGACTGGAATACCGCCGCCAAGAACGCCATCGAAGCCGAACTCACGCGCGCCGGGAAAGCCTGAACGCCTGAACCGCGTTCGAAGGCTGGTCCCTCATGGCTGATCCGAATATCGGCCAGGTCGTCGCCTCGACCTGGGAAGCCGTCATCACCGACGGCCCGACCGACAACATCTTCACGAGTCAGGCGCTCCTCTACGCCTTCGGGGAAAACGGCTTCAAGGAGTCCACCGCGGGTGGGCGCCAGTTCGAAGCGACCCTCGAATACGCGCAGAACACCACGTTCAAGTCCTACGGCGAGATGGAAACGCTGGACACGACCCGTATCGACGTCTTCGACGCCGCCCGGTTCGACCAGAAGATTTTCGCCGGCACGATCGTCTTCTCCGACCTCGAGGAACTCCGCAACGCCGTCGAGAACCGCAAGTTCGATGTGGTGGCCGCGAAGCTGAAGAACGGGTCGTCCACCGCGATGGAACAGCTCGACATCATGCTGTTCGGGGACGGCACGGGCAACTCGGGCAAGGACATGGACGGGCTCGCCAAGATCGTCTCGTCCACGCCCACGACCGGCACGGTCGGCGGCATCAATCGCGCGACGTTCCCCTTCTGGCGCAATCGCCAGGTCACGGGCACGCACACGAGCACGGCCTACGACACGCTGCGCGCGAACATGACGTCGATCTTCAATCAGTGTTCGCTGGGCGGCACCGAGCGCGTCCCGACGGCACTCATCTCGGATCGCGCGACGTTCGAAGGGTACGAGGGCATCCTCGTGGCGGTCGAGCGGCTCTATCGCGCCGATGCGAAGAAGGACGGCGACATCGCGTTCATCAACGAAGCGATTGCCTTCAAGGGCAAGCCCTACGTGTATGACGAGAACTGCCCCGCCAACACGCTCTACGAGCTCAACAACAACTTCCTGAAGCTCGAGTATCTCAAGGGCGCGTGGCTGAAGATGAAAGATCCGGTCGAACCGGCGAACCAGTTGGCGCGGGTCCATCGCGTGATGACCGTCGGCAACCTGACCGTGAAGGCGTCCCGGCATCTGGGCGTCATCTCGGCGATTACGTGATCATTGAACGTGTTTCCAAGTCTTTCTGAGGACCACTTGACGAATCGTCTGCTTAAATACGCCGAAGCGACGGCCCAGCGCACTCAAGCTGTGTCCTCCGGCGTCAAAGAGCGTGCGAATCAACTTCACGTCGTCCTCGGTGAGCTTGGCCTTATTGTTCGCTTGTCCTGTGCGCGGTTGAAATTCGTAGCCGCGCTGTTTACGGCGCATATCTTCGAGATTTTCTCGCTGCGTGCCAAGGAACAAGTGAGCAGGATTGACACACGCAGGCACGTCACACTTATGGAGCACGAACAGACCTTTCGGAATGGAACCGTGGTGCAATTCCCACGAAATGCGATGGCCAAGCAGCAACTTGGTCGTCTCGTCATTCCAAATCTGGCCGTATCCATACCCGTTCGTGCTGAGGTTGCGCCAGAGCCAGCAGCCGTCGTTGGGCTGCTTTTCGATGGCGCTCCAGAACCGTTCATGTAATGGCTTATTAGGCATGGTTGTTATTATATGACAACCGTGCCTAGGAGATAGGGTTTATGGCTGATCTCACAGGACCGATTCTCTCGTTTCCGTTCAATACCAACGCGATCATCTCGTCGACGCTGGCGGCCGATTCGCTCAAGCCGCTCGCGCTCGGCACGATGGCGCAGACCAGTGACGGCCGCAAGTTCCGTTTCGCGCAGGCTGGCGCGGCGGACCTCGTGGTCGGTAACGCCTTGCAGGCGGCTGCGCCCATCGCGAACCACCAGGCCTGCGCGGTGCAGGCGGCGGCGGCGATTGGTGACCTCACGATTGCGGTGACTCTTGGCGCGACCTTGGCCACGGCCAACCAGTATGCGCAGGGCTACATCACGATCACGCTGACGCCCGGCAACGGCTACACCTACCGGATCAAGTCGCATCCGGCCGCGGCGCAGTCGGCCACGCTCGTGCTCACGCTCTACCCGGACGATCCGGTCCAGGTGGCGCTCACTACGTCGTCCACGGCCTCGCTCACG